ATAATGAGCGGCTTCCGTTCATGCCTGATGAGGTGATCTGGTTCAGACACCCAAACCCGCTGGACGAGTTTATGGGCTTGTCTCCGATTGCGGCGACCAGGCTGGCCATTGACACGGCGCACGGAGCCCTGAAGTCGAATCACGCAATCTTTAAAAATGGGCTGCAGATTAGTGGAGTCGTGTCACCACAAGACAAGGAGATCGCCTGGTCACGCGAGCAGGTGGAACAGCTTCGTGAGAACCTCGAAAAGCGGTTCAAAGGGTCTGACAAGGCGCACCGTCTGGCCGTGCTTGGACAAGCTGCGAACTTTCAATCAATTGGCGTGAGCCCGAAGGATGCTCAGTTTATCGAGCTGATGAAGTGGACGAGGTCCGACGTGGCCTCCGTCTATGGCGTCCCGCCTGAGCTGATTGGTGATCACGAACACGCGACCTACTCGAACATTGAACAAGCTTACAAGGGTTTGTGGACGGATTGCCTGATTCCCGAGGCGGCGATGATTGCATCGGAAATCACCGAGCAAATGCTCAAGTTTTTTCCGGATGTTGACCTTGTGGAGTTCGACACCACACACGTGAGCGCACTGCAGCCTGACAAGGCGAGTCTAGCCGATCAGGCAGGTAAGTGGGTGGCGATGGGGGTGCCGCTTAACAGAGTGTTGTCGCAAATTGCACCGCAAATGCTACCGGAGGGCGGTGAATACCCGTGGGGTAACGCACCGATGTTGCCAGTGGCACCGCCAGCGCAGAATCCAGATAACAGGCAAGGCGAAACGAGGGCGATCAAAATGTTGCCGAACCGAATGTGCCGTCGTGGATTCATCGAGTTTGGGTCTCCTGAGCACGTCGCCATCTGGAAGCAGTTTGATTTGCGTGCAAAACGCATCGAAACACAGTTTGTGCGCATCTTGAGCGAGCTGATGCAGGAGCAGGGTGATGCCATCGCGGCAGCCGTTGCGGAGCAGGGTTCGAAGGCGGCAGGTTATGACGGGATAGACTTCAGGCCGGGCGGACGAGTGCGGAGCGCGTTCAGGAAGGGTATCGAATTGTACGAAGCAGGGCGTGGTGGAGATGGGCTGGTGGCTGCGACGATCCGATGGGCACGTAGGCTTGCTGCCGGTGAGGCGATCACGCCAGACAAAGCGCGCAAGATGAGAGCCTGGCACGCGCGGCACGCGAGCGACAAGGTGACAGGTTGGGACAAAGATGGTGAAGAGACACCCGGATATGTCGCGTTTCTGCTTTGGGGCGGCGAGCCAGGTCGTGATTGGTCTGAGCGCTTGGTGAGCCAGATGGACAAGGCAGATGAGCGCGCGAGCAAGGCGTTGACGCCTGATGACATCGATGCATTGTGGGATGGTGACTACTGGCAGAGCGTGTTTGCAGACCGCCTGATGGGCCAGATTCAGGATGCTGCCGAGGCCGGTGGCGCGGATGCATTCAATCAATTAAACGTCGATGCTCGATTCAATCTTGACACGCCTGATGGCAATCGATTCTTGATGGGACGCACACAGCGGTTTGCCGAACAGGTCAACGAGACCACGTGGAACCAATTGCGTGAGGGCATCACTGATGCAATCAACAGCGGCAAGACGATACCGGAGATTGAGGAGTTGGTGCAGCAAGTGATGGGCGACCGGATTCGGTCGAGTGCCGAGACCATCGCGCGGACTGAAACGATAGGCGCGCTGAACGGTGGGGCATTGTTGGGCGCCAAGCAAAGCGGGGTGGACTCGAAAAAAACGTGGATAGCAGCGCTTGACCAACGCACGCGAGACAGCCACATCGAGGCGCACACGCAGTATCAAGAGAGCCCGATCCCGCTGGATGATGACTTTATGGTGGGCGGTGGAGGCGGGCAAGCGCCTGGCCAAATTGGCCTACCTGAAGAGGATATCAATTGCCGGTGTGCCATCGGATGGGTGTTCGATGAGGATGAAGCACGCGGGATGCTTGACGCCGATGCCATTGCCAAACTACAACGGTTTACGGAGGGCAAGTAAATGCTCGTTGTTAAAGCACAATACGTTGACGTTGTCGAGACCGAAGGCGCGAGGGTGTATACCTTTCGGGCTAGCACGGCAAGCGTTGACCGCCAGAATGAAATCGTAGACCAGACCGGTTGGGTGCTTGATTCGTATCGCGCGAATCCAGTTGTTCTGGACAGCCACAAGTATGACTCGATTGAGGACGTGATCGGGCGGGCCGTACGGGTAGAGGTGATCGGTGACGCCCTCGAAGCCGACATCATCTTTGCCGATACCGACAAAGGCGAGTGCGCACAAGAGCTTGTCAACACTGGGTTCCTGCGCACGGTTAGCGTTGGGTTTCGCTCGTTGGCACGCCGCCCGGGTGGGGCTGGTCAGCCGCTGACACACACACAGGCCGAGCTGCTTGAAATTAGCTTGGTGGCCGTTCCGGCCAACCGTGATGCGGTGCGCATTCGGAGCGCTGAGCCGGATGAGGAGCAAGAGACCGAAGAGGGTGATGACGTGATCGGTAACAACGGTGGTGCGATCGAGCAGAAGGCCGGTCGTGTTATCTCGCGTGCGAATCTTGAAAAGTTGCAAGCGGCAATCGACGCGATTCAGGGAGTGATTGATTCCGCGATGGGTGATGAGCCCGTGCAAAAGCCGATGGCACAGCCTGAGCCGGAGGAATACAAGGTGGGAGCAGGCGTAGTAGACGCGCTAACGCGCTTCGTAGGAGGGAAAAATGGACAATAGCCAATTGGAAGGCTTGCTCCGCGATGTCGCGGCGCGGCTGGACTCAATTCAGGGCAGCAGCTTGACTGAAAAACAGGTCAAGGAAATTGCCGAGGGCATAGTTAAGAACGCACAAAACGACAACGCGGAAGAGTACCGCAAAATGCGTTTCGGTCAAGCCGACCCGGCGTTGATGGGCTCCAAGTTCGCGCGTCACAATTTGAGCGCGAGCGACATAGAGATGTTGTACGACATCACGACTGCCGCCAAGAACGCTGGAATGGGGCCTGGGCCGTCAAGCGAGCTTGCCAATGCGTTTGCTGCGGTTAGCAAAGCGACCTATATGGACGAGAACCTAGTCAAGGCCTACGACCGTACGGCGCTCGACAACCTTTTCCCGCGCGTCCGCAAGGGCATGGCCAACAAGGCTGAGCTTGAGGCCTACGCCAAGGCAATGGATAGCGCCGAAACCGGTTTTGGCTTGCAGTTGATGGGCGCTCAGTACGCTGCAGACTTGTGGGAAGCGGCTAGGCCGTTGTCTCGCGTGTTCAGCCTAGTGGATACTTTTGAGATGACCGCTCCGACGGCCTACCTGCCGGTCGAGGTGGACATCCCGGAAATGCTTTTTGTCGGCGAAAGTTCTGGTGCGACCGCTTTTAACACGCCATATACAACCAGCAAAACTGGCTCGCAGCGCGTGCAGGTCGACGCCAAAAAGTTTGTCATCCATCAAGTCTGGAGCGGCGAGCTTGAAGAGGATTCGATCATCCCGTTCCTTCCGTTCTTGCGGCGTCAAGCAGCGTTGGCTATCGCACACTACAGCGACAGCTTAATCCTGAACGGCGACACGACCAACGCTGCGACGGGCAACATCAACCTGGACGATGCCGATCCGGCTGACACCAAGCATTACCTGGCGTTCGACGGTCTGCGTCACGCTGGTATTGTCGACAACACCGCAAACAGCTTGGCGCTCGGTGGCGCGGTTTCATACACTGCTTTGCGCGGTCAATTGAACCGCATGATCGACACCACTCGGTTTGTTGATTGGGGTCACCCGATTAACAATGAGGACGTCGTTTATATCACGAGCCCACACGTTGCTGAAATGATTAGTCAGCTTGATGAAGTTCTGACCGTTGATAAGTATGGTCCGGGTGCGACCATCCTCACTGGTGAGTTGGCGCGCATCGGTCGCAATCCACTAATTTCATCGATGGCGATGCCGCTCACCGAAGCAGACGGCAAGGTTTCAAACACTGCAGCCAACAACACCCGCGGTCAAGTTGTCTGCGCGAACATGCGCGGACTCAAGGCTGGCTGGCGTCGTCGCGTGAAGGTTGAGACCGAGCGTTTGATCGGTTCCGATCAATCACGCATCGTTTACAGCCTGCGTATGGGTCTCGGTCGGTTCAGCCCCACGGGCGCTGCATCAGGCATCGAGTTCGCTGACGTCTTGTACAACATCAACTTGTAAGGAGATCGGCAGGCCGGGGGAGACCCCGGCTTTGCCTTAAGGAGGGTGCTATGCAAATTACAAGAGAGCTCGCCAAAGGTCAGATGGTCTGTAAGAATTTCTTTCA